AAATCGTAGATGAGGATGAATATGCAAGCGATACAGCCGTTCCGATGGAACTTTCTGACGATCTTGAACTTGAAATAAAGTCGGATGGTCAAACAAAGAAAGTGACCCTGTCGGAGCTAAAGCGTGGTTACGCGGGACAAGATTACATCCAAAAGACTATGGAGCAGAACGCCCAACAACGTAAAGAGTTGGAGCAAATGCAAATGGTCATGCAACAAGAGCGCGAGCAGCTATTGCAACGCTTTGAGCAAATTCAAAATGGTGAACTTTCACAAGCACCCCAAAAGCCCCCAAAGGAACTGCAAAACAGTGACCCCATTGGGTATTTGGAGCAAATGGAGGAATACCGCGAACAGTCTGCTAAATTTGAACAGCTTCAACGCGAGGCTGCGCAGATAAGGCAACAACAAAAAGCGCAAGAGGATGCAGCTTACCAACAATATGTGGCACAGCAAGCGGAACTTCTGAAGCAAGAAATCCCTGAACTGCGTGACCCTGAAAAGAGCAAGGCTCTATTGACGGACATTCACACAACAGCAACGGGTTATTACGGCGTTCCAGAAGAAATCGTTGGTTCACTGACACATGGTTGGGAGTTCAAAATCATGCGTGACGCGGTCGCCTATCGCAAGTTAATGGCAAGCAAAGACAAGGCCGAAGATAAAGCCAAGTCTGCGCGACCAATGGTCAAGCCAGGGGCAAAGCGAACCGAAGATGGTCAAGCTAAAAAGCGGCAGCAAGCACGTTCACGGATGAAGAAAAACGGTGACATCAAAAGCGTCACTAACTTCTTATTGTCATAGCGAAAGGAAAACACGATGGGTGTTACAGCTAATACTAACGAAACATATAGCGTTTCAACAATCCGCGAGGATATTCAGGATGCATTGACTTCGCTCACGCCTACTGAAACTATCTTCATGTCAACAATCGGCACACGCAATGTGGACAACACATACTTCGAGTGGGCAGAAGTTGATCTGGCAGCAGCCAGCACTTCAAACCGCGTAATCGAAGGCGAAAGTGCGCCTGGCAACGATGCGCCAACCAATGCGGTTCGCAAAGGTAACTACACACAAATCTCCGATAAAGTAGTTGAAGTTTCATCAACTGCAAACAAGGTGAACGGTGTAGGCGACGCACAAACTGTGGCTGAACAAGTTGCGTTCAAATTGAAAGAATTGAAGCGTGACATGGAAGCCATGTTGTTGTCGAACACAGCAGCATCAGCTGGTGCATCTGGTACAGCACGCGCAACAGCGGGTCTGCCAGCGTTCATCACCACAAACACTGCATTCGGTTCAGGCGGTGCGGCTGGTACAACATCTGGTTCAGGCGAGGCGGGTTATCCTGACGCGGCTGCAACAGATGGTACAAAACGCGCCATCACCGAAACTATCCTGAAAGGCGTTATCGCGTCTTGCTGGGATAGCGGTGCAGAACCATCCGTTGTTTTGTGTGGTTCATACAACAAGCAAGTTATCTCAACCTTCACAGGTAACGCGACCCGTTACAAAGAAGCAGAAGATAGCAAGCTGAACGCTGCAATCGACGTTTACATCTCCGACTTCGGTGAGTTGCAAATCGTCCCAGCCCGTCACATCCGCGCACGCGATGTGTTCGTACTGGACCCCAACTACGCAGCGGTTGCTTATTTGCAAACTGCAAAACAAGAGCCTCTGGCGAAAACAGGTCACGCAGAGCGTCGCTTGCTTTCTGTCGAGTACGGTTTGCAAGTTACTTCGCAAAAAGCACACGGCTTTATCGCAGACTGTACAACATCTGCTTAATTAGATTGGGGGCTGTAATGGCCCCCTTTCCCCATTGGAGGTAATTATGCCCAAGGTTAAAATTACAACAGACCGCACATTTATTCGTGGCGTTCCCGCTGTCAAAGGCGAAGTTTACGAAGTTAGCCAAGAAGAAGCGGATATTATTATTGCAAATGGCTTTGGTGAAAAGACCATTATTAAACGCGCACGCACCGCAAAAGGTCAGTTGAAGGCAGACGATCCCAGCACTCCTGACGTAAACGAAGCATGGGTGGGCGGCAAAGCCCCAAGGAAAAAGAAATGACGGAACATCTTAAAACCAAAATCAAAGAGGAAGATGGCAAGGTTCATATTTCTCGGTCGCAAGATATTCAAGCAATCTTGGACTTCAACAAAGAAAAACAAATCGCTGGCACGAAGGCACATTCCGAAATGCGTCACGTTGGTCAGATACCATTCGTCGTCGTTGAGATGTGGCTAAAGGAAAGCGGTCTTAAATTAGGGTCGCAAGAGTTCGCTCAATATGTTAAAAAGAAGTTAATGAGTGGTGACTTTTCGAAACTAATAGTTCACGGGTACTAATATGAGTGGTGAAAGCTGGCATTTATCAAAGTCTGTTCCATTATCGCTCATTGCGGCGATTGCGGCACAAACCCTTGGAATGGCTTGGTACATATCCAGCTTAGATAGTAATGTCGAAACAAATGCCCGTGAAATTGCGCGTCACGAAGTGCGTATTCAAGCAATCGAAAAGACCGCACAGGATCAAGCTGTAATGCTTGCCCGCATAGATGAAAATCTAAACGCAATTCGTGACATTGTTGAAAGCATGGCCCGTAAAAATGGGCAGTGACTTTCATAGCGACTGATGCTTTTGGTGTTGGTCCATGTTGTATATACGTTTGTATATACAGAGCATGGGCCGCTACCAGTAACGATCTGCATTTATAAATCAGCCGAAATAGAGTATGATGTGCATGTCTATCAACCGCCTTGGGTGCCTTGTGCGGAATACGGGAATGTCTAATGCCGATTTTAGAAAGCATAGCCGCAGCGTCCAGCGCATACGCGATTATCAAGACTGCGATAAATCAGGGTCGTGAAACCGCTGGCATCATTGGTGCAGTGGGTAAGTTCTTATCGGCAGAAGAAGAAATAAAAGAAGCCGTTAAGAAAAAGAAAAACAATCCGCTGACTGCGATAACTGGTGGCGACGAAGGCGATTGGGAGGAGTTCCAAGCCCTTGAGAAAATCCAACAACAACGCCGTGAATTAGAAAGCCACATTCGCTTATTTGGGGAACCAGGGCAGTGGGACCGCTGGATTGCTTGGCAGAACGAGGCACGCAAACAACGTGCCGCCGCAAAAAAAGCGGCGATAAAGGCGCAGCAAGAACGCATGGAAAAAATACAGGTCGCCACAGGTGTTATACTTGCCATCACGTTCACTGTGTTGGGCATCTATTACTTGGGCGTATATATGGAGAAATGGTGATGAAAGTAACGCCTGAGTGGCTGGACAAATGGCGCATATGGCCCCGCCTTATAATAAGCCTTTATGGTTTTGCATTTTATAAAACTACAACGTGGTTCATGGATTTACCCGACCCAACCAATGCGCAAGCTGGATTTGTTTCTGTGATTGTTGGTGCTGGTGCTGGGTTCTTTGGGATTTATGTCAATGGCAAAAATACGCACACTGTCAATCATACTACTAATAACCCTGATAAATAGCGGTTGTTCTAGTGGGGCGTTGTCATTGCTTACGGGCGGTGGCCCCAATGTTGCCGCGAATACACAGGTCGGCAAGGAAAACTATCAGGGCGTTACAACAAACGTAATAACCAAGCCTGAACTGCGTCCAGAAGGCCCAGTTGATACCGCTATTCAAGACAATAGCACCAATACAAATATACCGTTTTGGTTTTTAGTGCTTTTTGCGCTAGGGTGGCTTGCGCCTAGTCCCCAAGAAATTGGGCGTGGCATGATGAACATGATGTTAGCATTAAGAGGAAAGAAATGACTTACAAACTTGGAAACCGCAGCAAAGAGCGTTTGCAGGGCGTTGATGAACGTATGCAAACCGTTGTCCGTTCTGCAATTGGTCGGTCGTCACAGGATTTTAGCGTGATTTGTGGTCTGCGCACCATCGAAGAACAGCGCAAACTGGTTGCAAAAGGTGCAAGCCAAACAATGAAGTCAAAGCACATCGACGGTCTGGCTGTTGATTTGGCGGCATATGAAGATGGCATTCGCTGGGAATTAAACCTTTATGACGAAATCGCTGATGCTATGCGCGAAGCCGCAAAAGACTGTGGCGTGAAAATCCGCTGGGGTGCTGCATGGCACATTGATGATTTTGGTGCATATGATGGGACAGCCGAAGAAGCCATGAACGAATACATTGATTTGCGCCGTTCACAAGGTCGCAGACCATTTATCGACGCGCCACATTTTGAAATTATGGAATAATATGTTACAGGGTGAAGAAATAAATGAATGGGACGATCACTTTGAAATCGCTGATCGTATCGTTGAACAAAAAGAGCGTGGGCTGCATTTCGATGAATGGGGAACCCACGCCGACATGCTGAAATTTGTCGACGCATACAAAACCATGATGAAGGTGTGCGTCGATTTGATGGAACAAAACGAGGCATTGATACGGCGAGTATCAGACAACGGGAATGACACCAAAACAGAAACAGGCGTTTGAATTACGTCAGCAAGGTTTGAAGCTAAAGCAGATAGCCAAAGAAATGGGAACGTCAATATCGACAGCCCATCAACATGTAACCGCCGCGCTAAAATACACTGACGCGCCACAGGGTATAAAAACCGCACTTGTAAAAACTGGCCTTTCCGACATTTCTTCACTGCATTCGGGGTGGCTAAAGACTGACGAAGCAAGTTTGTACTTCGTACAGCCAAAAGAAACCGCCACAGACGCGCTGGAAGGGGTCGTACAGTTCGTAAAGGACAAAGTGGCAGGGATACAGCCACTAGACCCAATACCCCATTCATCCGACACCGACAGCGACCTGTTGACCATATACCCGATTGCTGACGCGCATATAGGTATGCGGGCAATCAAAGAAGAAAGTGGTGATGATTATAATCCAGACATTGCTTCGATGCGTATAAGGTCTGCGATGGATGAATTGGTTGCATCATCCCCAAATTCCGAAAAAGCCATAATCTTGGACGTTGGTGATTTGACCCACGCCGATGACACGAACTATGTGACACCTAGAAGCAAGCACCCGCTTGATATGGGGGCCACACAGTACGAAAGCATTGATTTGGCGATAGAGATACTATCGGCATCTATTTTCGCAGCCCTGCGCAAGCACAGCGAGGTTCTGGTGCGTATCTTGCGGGGCAACCACAACGAAAATTCATATATCGCGGTCATGTTTGCATTGCATGAACGGTTCCGTGAAAACCCACGGGTCACGATTGAAAAGACACCAGCCGATTTCTTTGTGCATCAGTTCGGGAAATGTATGTTTGCAGCGCACCACGGTGACAAGGCAAAGGCCGAACGCTTGGTGTTGCATATGGCCCACGAATGGTCGGATGTGTGGGGCAGCACGAAGTGGCGGTATTATTTCACTGGTCACTTGCATCATGCCAAATTGCAAGATGTTGGCGGGGTTCAGGTCGAACAGTTAAAGGCCGTGACCAGCAAAGACAAATACGCCGCAACACACGGCTATGTCAGTGCGCCCCAGATGCAAGCAATCACCTATCACAAGGACAGGGGCGAACGGGCGCGAAATAAAATCAACTTCTAAACGCAGCGTTCAATGTCTGCGCGGGTCATACCAATATCGCGCAATTCACGGTCTGTCATGCGATACAGCGCAAGTTTGGCGATTTCTCGCTCATGCTTCTTTGCGTAATATTTTGACGCGCGGTCGAACCATTCAATAATACGGGCCATGATGTTATCCTGTTGTTACGCGCACCTTATATCATATGCTGCGTTGCAGAATTATAACGAAATCGGAATACCCGCCATGCTCAGATTGCTAGACTTGTCCCGCGCTACCTGTTTTTATTTCACAGGGTACAATGAAAGCTGGTGCAGCAAAGCCCACCGAACCAAGCACAAGTCAAAGTTCTGGCTGATCTTTGCAAAAGTCATGGGTGAAAAGCACTGCGAAAAAAGCTATGCCCATCATAATTCTAGGGACGATACTTCGGTTTGATGCTGGATGACGTGCTCTCGCTTTTGATGCAGAACATGTCGATGCGTTTCATCTCGGGCAAGTATGCCAGCGTTTCCATGTGTTGACCACATTCCAGTAAGCTGTTGAATATAATGGGTTCTTCCATTAAATCCCCTGCCGCAGAAAAAAGTGCAAAAATGGTAAAATATGTCATTGAAGTTCCTTTTTGATTTGGTAAAACAACATCCGAGGGGCGTTTCCGCTACAACTTTAACCAACGCAAATCACGGGATTGCCGAGGCGCGGTTGGACGCACGCTAACCACATGAACTATAGCCGATGATCTAACTATTGTTCGCGCCCCTCACGAATTTCTACTTGATGTTGCGGCCCCGTGCATTACATGCACTACAGGGCCAGTGTTTGGTTTTCACATTTATCAATGTTGATCCGTTTTACATGATGCGCTGGCCCTACTCCTTTGGTTTAATCAAATCGTCGCGCGGCAGATTATAGCGACTTGAGTTGTATTCCAGTTGCTCGACAGTGATGCACAGGATGTTTGCAATCTGCTCCTTGGTATAACCGTCTTTCATCAAGCAATTTGTGGCCCAAGCACGTTTGTTGCATGTAATGCCTTCGCGTTTTACCTTTTCAACTTTTGGCGTTTCTTCTTCTGGTTCTATGATAATTCGTTCGCGCAGTCGGGGATTTTGCAACGCTTCTTGTTTCAGCTTCAATTTCATCATTGCGCCGATTTCAGTTGGCGTTGGTGGTCGCCCGTAAAGCCGTGTGAATGTGTCTGTAATGTTTACCATAGCGTCAATCCATAGCGTTTAACGTAATCTGAAACCGCTTGACGTGAAATGCCGATTTCTTCGGCTATCTTCTGATGGGTGAAACCATCAACAAGGCGGTCGTGAATTTTCAATGCAGTGCGCGGCAAGTCACGTTTTGGAAATGGCTTCAAACCTTCTTCTGCCAATGTAATCCGAACCGAATGTAAGCTGATGCGCATTTCTCCCGATATAGTGTTTTCTCCCTGCCCAGAATTAAACCGACTTACGATTTCTTCACGAACCTTTGGCTTAACATTAACAGCATTGCGCCGTTTCATTGGTGATGCTTTTGGTGGTTCTGGCGGGCTTGTGTACCATGTTTTGCGGGCCAATGCGTTTTCTATTTTTGCCAGCTTTGCCCAGCGTTCAAGCGCGTTCATATTCTATATCCCTTTTTTCTTCTGTCAGACGTAAAGTCTTTTAGTTCCCTTATAGCTAAGTGCAGTTCATTTCTGATGCTGGGCCGTGGTGATGTTGAATACAGTTCGTCTTGTAATCTATCGACCTGTTGTTTCAGAAAGCGCAGCATGGCTTTGTCGGCTTCATTTAGGGTCATTGTATCGCACCTGTTTGTTGGGCCATTTCACATTGTTTAGTGTCAGGTAGCGGTGCAGCGTTTGGACGCTTACACCTAGTATTTCTGCGGCCTGGCGTTGGGTATAATTAGACTGCGCTAAACTCTCAACCATTTCGCGTTTCTCGCGCTTGTGACGCGCAGCCATTTCGTACCATTGTTCCATCAAATCACCATCATCTTGTCTATGTTCAGTGCGCCAATCAGCATCATCAAGCCGAAAACAAAAAGGATGATATAATCTTCGCGTGTCATTATGCTTGCCCCCATGCAGCTTCGTGAAAGTGTTCGTCGTAAATGCCGCTTGTTAGCAGCTTCTCAATGCGAGTTGGTAAACGGTACCCAGCCATGCCTTCAATCTTTTCGCGGCCTTCAGCTAGGTAAACATCTTCCAATTCAAACTGGTGTACGTCGAAATCCAATGCGCCTTCGATTACAATGTCAATGTCCAGGCCTCTTACGTTTACCGTTGTATAGGCGTGGTGTGAACGTGTGCCGAGTGTAAAAAAGCCCATCTTAGTATTCCTTTGTTTCTACGGTTGCTGTGTTGATGTTCAGTTTTGCCAAGTCTTCGGTGAACAGTGTGACTTCCATTTCGTGACCGTTCTTATCTTTGAACTTTAGGGTCAGTGCGGCGAAAGTGTCATACTGGTTCTTTTCAACCGTTACCGTTTCGGTGTCGTGCATTGTGATGTTCATTGTTTTGCTCCTTCTGATACAAATGAATATAAACACTTTTATATAGATGACAAGAACTATTTACACAAAAAAGCATTTTATTTGCATTTTTTTTGAGATACCGTGAAATCATGGAAATCACGCTGCGCCTCGACGGATCGCCTGTTGGCAAATCACGCCCACGTTTTACGAAGGGCGGTCGGGCTTATACCCCCAAGAAAACAAAGCACTATGAAGAACTGGTTGCTGATGCTGCGGCAAAGGCAATGCAGGGTGTGAAATACAATGACGCACCTGTTCAGGTCTTTATGATTGCGTACATGGAAATCCCGAAGTCGTATTCTGACGCACGGCGCAAACGCTGCATGGCGGGTCAACACACCCCAACGCGCCCAGACGTGGACAACATCATCAAGGCTGTTCTGGATGGCTGTAATGGGATTGTCTACAAAGATGACAGGTTCGTGTTCGATGTGCGTTGCATTCGCCGCTATGACGATGGCAATGGGCCACGCCTAGAAGCTAGATTTTCTTGGGATAGCGCGACCTGACCATTTCGGAATAGCTGTGGTCGTCGCCGTACATTTCGCGCCACCTTTTGGGTTCACGATGGATGGCGACTTTGGTCGTATCAAAATCGCCTTGGTGATGACCGCAACAAAGCGGGATTGCGTCAATGTCTGGCGTTTTGACGTTGCTGAACCTGTCATGAATTACATGATGGGCCTGTGTCGGACTGTTTTGGTTTTCCCCGAACCGCTGACACACCACACAAGATTGGGTGTGCAGCCATTCGAGGTATTGTTTATTCTTCTTCTGGGTCTTGTTCTTCAATCCCAGCGGCGGTCTGTTCGTTAAATTTGCCATATGCTTTACCCATTTGCCCCGATATTTCTTCAGAAAGGTCACATTGAATATCAATCAGAATATCGGTCATGCTGATGCTGTCGTCCGCGTCGACAAAAGAAAGATATGCGCCTTCGCCTTCTTCGACATTTGCAACCCCAATGCCGTAAATATAAAAGCGACTTCCCTTTTGGTGCTGAATGCCATTGATTTTTTCTATTGCATTGACCAATTGGTTCCATGCCGCGTCTTGCCAATCATATTCCATCTTGTATCAATGGGTCATAGCCCACTGCCTCTGCTAGTTTTTCCATCGCACTTTCAAAGTAGCGCATAAACTCCTGTTGGTCCATCTTGTCAAACGATATGCTGTCTGTGGACCGCACAATGCCGCCTGTCAGTGGCGAAATCGTTGTTTTGTAATAACCACAAGCTAATTTCAGTTCGTGGTGTAGGTGGGCCTCTGTGGGCCATTTACCAGTGGCCTTGCATACGTTGCGCAGCGCAGCCCAGTACAGGTTGTGGTGCGGGTTTGACCGCGAATTGGTGGTGGTCAAGTTGAACACCTGACCATCCTTAAAATCTTCTATGCGCTGGGCATCGTATTGTGTCACTGGTACGAACTGCCCGTTGCGTAGTTGCATTTGCAGCTTAGACAAATGGATAACCCAATAATATCGCTATCCCATGAACAACACCTATCGGTGGGAACAATGCCCCCGCAATAAGCAATCCCCATGCGGCTGCGGAAAAGCATGTTATAATATGCGTCAGCCATATAGCCAACGCGGCGACAATCATAAAAACTCCCATTATATTCTCCATCTTAATTTTCATCCTCATTGAAGTAACTGACCCGACGACTTGTTGTTTTAAATAAGCCGCTGTGTTTTGGATGCTCATTCATGAACTTGCGCGCGTAGTGGCTAATCCATCCGTCACTGATTTTGAACTCCGCGTCCGTTTCACCTATGGCGGTGTCCCATCTGATACGATGGAAAATGGCTTTTGCGGAAAAGTGTTCACGTTTAGCGGCAACTTGAAGTGCATATTTTTCAAAAGCGGCCCAAATGTGTGGATTGTTCTTGTGGTGTATTTCAAAGTTTTCTTTGGTGTATTCGCCGTTTGGTTTCATCTCAATTTCTCCCATTGTGTGCGCCACCACATTAGCGATGGCGCGGTTATTATCACCAAGGAATATCGTCGTCCAAATGATTAACTGGTAGTGCATCCGCAGTGCGTGGCGGTTGTTCACGTTCTGCCATTGGCTTGCCGCCTTGCAGTGTCACGTCATTGACCCGCACGCCCATGTAGGTTTTGCCGTTATATTCGCGGGTGGTAAATTCACCACTGACAGCGACCTTTTGGCCCTTCTTGATATATGCCGCTACCTTTTCGGCGCGACTGCCAAACCATGTGCAATCAAAAAAGATTGTGGATTTGTTTTGACCGTACCCATCGTCGACTGCTACCGCGAAGGTAACAAATCGGGCCTTGTCCATATTCCCACCTTTAATTTCACTGTCACGGGTGACATTCCCAGCGATTGTAATTGACTTCATAAACCTAACTCCGTTTTGCGGTTATTGTGTGCGTTGACCAGCTGTTCGTACTGTTCTTCTGTAATATCTGGGCTGTTCAACAGCTTTTGATATTTGGGTTCAAACTTTTCAAATGCGGCTGCGGAACAACCGTTTTCGTAAAACTCGATGCTTTGCATAATGCGGTCTGCGCTGGGCATAACATTCACAGCTTGCTGCATGGCTTGCTGTTTGCGTGCCACACCGTCCATTTCATTCGCTGACGCATATTGACCACCGTGTAGGCCCATAGATGCCAGGGCGCGACCAATAGCTGACGTTTCGCAAACTTCGACCGCTGACGTTTTTGTGATGTTCGATGAACCGCGAATTTCTTCTGCCAGCCCAGAACCAACAACCCACCCTTCTTGGTCTATGATAACCGCTTTGACGATTACCGTCTTGCCATCGTTGTAGATCACGTCTGTATCAATGCCGTATTCGCCGCCAAAGGTCATGCGAAACGCTTCGACCCGCTTTGCGACTTCTGTGTATTGTTTGCCGCCGCGCTGTGTAACGCCGTGGCTTTTGTTTAACTCTGCGACCAATTCCATCGCGTTGTGAAATTTATCAAGCATCTGTCAACTCCTTATTTAATTGTTGTGCATTGATTTCGCAGAAAGCATCTTCATATGCTTCACGAATAAATGTGTAAGCATCCATTGGGATCAGGCGGCGGTCTTTTTTTAAGGCCTGTCTGTCGTATTCGTTGATTGCCTTCAAAAGCAAATCTTTCACTTGGGGTTCTGTCATATACATGTTTTTTGCTCCTTCTGAATAAATCCTGTTTACAAACTATTTTTGATATTGTAAAGCCTATTTTATAGTAAATTGGAGATAAAAATGAAAACCATCTTAGACCTGGACGAAATCAAGGCAAAAATCAAAGCCAGCCCGAATATGCAGAAAATTGTCAACGAGAGTGGCGTTTCACGTCAAAATCTGTATAATATGCTGGGCGGGAATGACCCACGCTATTCGACGGTGAAGCAGTTATCTGATTATTTTACCCAAGAATGAAAAGACCCGCGCTGGGAGGAAACGCGGGTCTATATCAGAGGGAACGGTGTTGAGGACACCAACTATGAAAGCTAGCAATGTGTCACCGTGCTTCTTTCATAGCATATCAATAGGTGGCATTGAAAGAACAAAAATGACTTTACATTCTTTTGACCCACAAATTGCAGCAAAAGTTGGTGTAAACGCGGCTGTAATTTATCAAAACCTTGTGTTCTGGACAGAAAAGAACGCAGCGAACAACCGTCATAGATATGATGACAGGTATTGGACGTATAACAGCATCAAAGCGTTCGAAACATTATTCCCGTATTTGACAACATCGCAAATCAGGACTGCAATTCGACATCTTTTGGAAAACGACCTGATCGTCGAAGGCAACTACAATAAGGCGGGATACGACAGAACCAAATGGTACAGCGTTAATTCGCAAACCCATTTGTCAAATTTAGCAAATGGAACTGCTAAAAATCGCAAACCTATACCAGATAGTAAACCAGATATTAAACCAGATAATATTACATCATCAAATGATGATGAATTTGATTATTATTTCGAAGAACTATGGGTTTGGTATCCACGCAAGGTTGGCAAGGGACAGGCAAAGAAAGCATTGAAGGCAGCATTGAAAAAGGTCAGCTTCGATGAAATCTATCACCCGCTTGTTGCGTATGTTGAAACGCTAGACGATAAAGACAAACAATTCATCCCGCACCTTGCCACATGGCTAAACGGTGAACGCTGGGCAGACGAAGGATAAGAACATGGAATACAATGAACGCATTACCTTGATTAACCGCCAATTGGTCAATCTTCTAAGCATTTACGCTGCGCCCAAGCATTTGGAAACGACAGCAAAGCAAGCGGATGCAATCAGCAGACTTGCGGAAAGCATTAACAAGCGTTTTCCCAGCAAGACCACCGAAGATCACATTGTCGGTACGTTTGAACGCGCTGGGCATTCATTAAGCGGCAGTCATAAAACAAATAGCTGGCCCACATCCCCAGAAATCACCAAAGCCGTGGTTGCGGGAATGGGCAAAGAAGTCAAAGACACCATGTCAACACGCAAGATGGACGCAGATGAAATAAACGCTGCCCGTATCAAGCGTGGTGATTATGTCGGTGAACCTTATGTCGCTGGTCGTCTTTGCGCACAGCTTGTCAAAAAAGGGCTAGTGACCAGAGAGGACATCAAACCGTACCGAGAAGCGTTCTATGCGCAGATGAAAGAAATGTACGGCACAGAGAAAGCAAAGGAATACTTTGTTAAGAAAGACGCAGAATTCCAAGAAGCAAGTTGATTGGTTCTGTAACTGTGTTACCCTTTCAATGTACTCATGTACGTTTATTGCTCCCCAACTGCCCCTTCGGGGGCGCATTTTTCGGAGGTGTTTATGTCCGACAATATGAGCCTTGAACTGTCGGACGAAGCCGATACAACAGAAATCGCAGCTTACTTTGCGGCAATCATGGACGCATATGGCATGAGACCAGTGGATGCAACTGCGGCAATGCTTTTAGCCTTCATGATGGTGTATGAAGAACAGGAAACGGTGCATTGAACAAACGCACACAAGTTTTAGCTGACGCTGACAAGCTGATTAACGGCGACCGTCAGGAACAGTATGGAACACCGAAGGCAAACTTCGGTCGTATCTCGGCAATGTGGACTGCCTATTTAGGGGTCGACATATCGCCAGATGACGTTGCGGTCTGCATGGCCTTATTAAAGGCATGTAGGCTGTCCAACGAAAAGCATTGGGATGGCTTCGTTGATGGGGCCGCATATTTCGCATTGGCAGCGGAACTAGCAGACACCTAGACAAGGCCTTTGTAAACTTGTATGTTCATTGTGGATATACAGAAAGGGCGCACCCATGAACGATGGACGGTCTTGGCCTGCCGACAAGGTTGAACGCAGACATATAAACAGCATTGTGCCATATGCACGAAACAGCCGCACCCACAGCGACGAACAGGTTGCACAGATTGCGGCAAGCATCAAAGAGTGGGGATTTACAAACCCGATCTTAATTGACGTTGATGGCGAAATAATCGCGGGTCACGGTCGCTTGATGGCAGCGCAAAAGCTGGGGCTGACCGAAGTTCCTTGCATTACCGCCGTGGGGTGGACAGACGCACAAAAGAAAGCATACGTCATTGCCGACAATAAGCTGGCATTAAACGCTGGTTGGGATGATGAAATGCTGGCGGTCGAATTTGGTGAATTAAAAGAACTGGATTTTGACATCAGCTTAACGGGCTTCGATGCCGACGAACTTGCTAACCTATTGAAAGAACCCGAAAAAGAGGGTTTGACCGACGAAGATGATGTTCCAGAGGCACCAGAGGTTCCAGTAACGGTCGACGGCGACGTTTGGATATTGGGTCGGCATCGTTTGATGTGTGGCGATAGTTCAAGTATCGACGCTGTTGAGAAGTTGATGGATGGGTCTATTCCGAATGCTGTCATCACTGACCCCCCTTATGGTATCGGCATAGACGGCCAGAAGAAATCAGTCAGTGCAAACCCAAAACATAACAGGAAATACCACGAAAAAAAGGGATGGGACGCAGAGCGCCCTGATGCTTCAATCTTTGTATATATTGTTGCGCTTGGCGTTCCCGCTGTAATATGGGGCGGAAACTATTTTGCGGACCTCTTGCCCGCAACGCGCGGATGGCTTTATTGGAGCAAAGGTCAGGACGGCTTAACAATGAGTGATGGTGAACTTGCTTGGACAACAGAAGATAGACCGCTTCGCAGCAAGACGGTCAACCGATCTGCCCTAAAGGGAAGTGTCCACCCGACGCAAAAGCCCACAGAAATTATAGAGTTTTCCGCTGAATATTTGTCAGTTCCTCAGAAAGGGGCAATTCTTGATCTGTTTTCTGGCAGTGGAACGCTTTGTATTGTTTGCGAAAAGACTGACCGTCGCGCTTTTATGATGGAACGTGATACTGGATACTGCGATGTAATCATCAAACGCTGGCAAGACTTCACAGGCGAACAAGCAACGCTTGAAGCCACTGGGCAAACCTATGACGAACTTAAATCTGAACGGGTGGCGGCATGACTGACAAGAAAAACAAAGGCGGTCGCCCACCTGTTGTATTAACCAAAGAACAAAAGGCCGAAGTGGAAACGCTTGCGGCGGTTCTTAGCAGTGAACAAATAGCTGATTACTTTGGTATTGGTCGAACAACATGGTTTGCAATCCTTGAACGCGACCCAGAAGTTTCCGAACTGTATAAAAAGGGTCGGGCAAAAGCTGTTGGGTTCGTAGCGCAAAATCTAATCCAAAAAGCACGGGGTGGTGACCTGGGCGCACAGATATTCTATTTGAAAACCCAAGCGGGTTGGAAAGAAACGCAAAAGGTCGAAGGTGCTGGCGACAGCGGTGAACACGTTATTGCGTATAAGTGGTTAGACGATGACGACGAGGACGATTAAATATAGGCCGCGCAAGCAAGCCAAGGCATATCACAAGCGCACAGAACGGTTCGCCGTTATTGTTGCACATCGACGCTTTGGCAAAACGGTTGCGGCTATTAACGATTTAATCAAAGACGCATTGACGATCCCGCGCAAGAATGTTCGCGTTGCTTACATTGCACCATATTACCGTCAGGCCAAGGCAATTGCGTGGGATTACTTGCGTGAATATACAGCCGACATCGAAGGGGTTGAAATAAACGCGTCTGAACTGCGTATTGATTTCCCAAACGGCGCACGCATTCGATTGTTTGGTGCGGATAACTATGACGCAATGCGCGGTTTGTATTTCGACAGCGTTGTATTGGATGAACCCGCCGACTTCCCTGCATCTGCATGGCCCACAGTAATTCGACCAGCATTAGCAGACCGCAAAGGCCGCGCCACGTTCATTGGGACACCCAAGGGCAAGAATGATTTCTGGGAAACGTACAACAACGCCAAAAGCGACCCAAACTGGTTTTGCGCCATGTATAAGGCCAGCGAAACAGAAATACTTGATGCAGACGAACTTGAAGAAGCCAAGCGCACAATGGGCGAAGATAGATACGAACAGGAATTTGAATGTTCGTTCGAAGCCGCAATCCAAGGTGCTTATTACGCAATGGAAATGAAAAAGGCCAAAGAGGAAAAGCGCATTACCCGCGTGCCATACGATCCTGGCGTTGGCGTTGTTACCGCATGGGATTTGGGTATTGGTGACAGTACAGCTATTTGGTTTGCGCAATACGTTGGTCAGGAAATCCGAATTATCGACTACTATGAAAACAGCGGGGTCGGGCTTGACCATTACGCCAAGATGCTTAACCAGAAAAGCTATGTGTATGAACAACACATCTTGCCGCACGATGTTCAGGTCAAGGAACTAGGCACTGGCAAAAGCCGCATGGAAACGCTTGGTGCGCTGGGCGTAAACAACATTGAAGTTGCGCCAAGGTTGGGCGTTGAGGATGGCATTCAAGCTGCGCGGTCTATGCTAAACCGTTGCTGGTTCGATGAAGAAAAGTGCGAACGTGGCGTTGAAGCATTGTTGCAATATCGTCGTGAGTTTGACGAAAAGCTAAAAACGTGGCGTGGTCGACCGCTGCACGATTGGACTTCACACGGTGCCGATGCGTTCCGATATTTAGCCGTTGGTCACAAGCCGACAATGGAATGGGGCGCACCTATCAAGCGAAACTTACGCGGAATTGCTTGACGCACAGGCTTGTGTTATAGTCCCATTAACCAAAGGGGATTTATCATGAAAACTGGCAAGTATTCATCCGCAGCGTCATTCAAACCTTGCAAGGGTTGCCCAACGCCAGGCAAGTGCGCAATGGCTGGTAAGTGTTTAGCAAAGGGTAAGTAATGCCGCTTATTCAAGGTCACACGCAGAAAAGCATTTCCGAAAACATTCGTCGCTTGATTAAGGAAGGCAAAAGCCAAGCCCAAGCAAAAGCGATTGCGATGGCGACCGCAAAGCGAGCAAAGCAAAAGGCAAAGAAAAATGGACGGTAAATATCTTAGCTTGATTGATATGATTGACGGTGGCGGTGCTGGTCGTGCCGGCGATACATTTCAGGGCGGCGGTATTCTTAGCGCATTAGCAAACGCATTAGCCCGTCCATACGGATATGAAGACCGTCTGCGTGACCGCAAGAACAACACAGGTCGTGCAATCATGACTGCGATTGACAGCTTGCGTTCTTCGCCACGTCCACAAATGCGAGCAAGCGAACCAGTCGGGCCAAGCATCAACCCTGCAAACGCATATGTTCCCACGCCACCATCGGCAATGGATATGCCATACAATCAATCAATGGGCATTGAAGGCTACAACATGCCAATGTCGCAAGATGTTATTGACCTTCCAGAGATTAGCGTTCGTGGCAATGTCGAAGGTAGCGGCATGACCCCAGTCGATGCTTACGACCCAGAGTTCCAGAACTTTGTGAACATCCAGCGCGAATTGGAAACCGAATACGGTATGGCCCCTGCGTCTATCGAACAAATCCGCGACATGTTTATGACTGCAAAAAGTCGGGGTTATTTCTAATGGCAAAAGACCCGCGTTTATCCCGTGTGGGCGTTGAAGGTTTCAACAAGCCAAAGCGCACGCCAAGCCACCCAACCAAGTCACATGTTGTCGTCGCTAAAGAAGGCGACAAGGTAAAGACTATTCGGTTTGGGCAGCAAGGGGTGAAAGGTGCTGGGTCAAGCCCAAAGACAGCAAGTGAAAAGGCGCGTCAGAAATCCTTCAAAGCGCGTCATGCACAGAACATAGCCAAAGGCAAAATGTCTGCGGCGTATTGGGCCGATAAGGTCAAGTGGTGAATTAAATGGCTATTACAACATATGCAGAACTAAAAACGGCAATCGCCAACTGGTTAAACCGCGACGACCTTGCTGCGGTTATTCCTGATTTCATTTCGCTGGCAGAAGCCGACATTAACCGCAAGCTGCGTCATTACAAAATGATTGAGCGTGTCGATGCAACGCTAGACAGCCGTTACGTTCAGGTTCCAAACGATTGGCTTGAAACAGTTCGGTTTAACTTGACAGCATCCGCAACGGTTCGCCTGGACTTTGTTGGCCCTGAAGATATGTTGGAAAAGCGTGAACTTAACAACGACACAACTGGCGTGCCTCGTTATTACACGCAAATGGGTGAAGCCATTGAAGTATTCCCAACCCCTGCGGCAGAATACCCAATGCAGCTGGCGTATTATTCAAAAATCCCATCATTAAGCGATAGCACGACATACAACTGGTTGCTGCAAGATGAGCCTGACGTTTACTTGTATGGCGCACTGATGCAATCGGCACCGTATTTGCTGGATGACGCGCGAACCCAAACATGGGCAAGCCTATATCAAAACGGCCTTGCTTCGCTGCAAAAAGCATCTGATGACACACGATTTGGTGGTTCTGGTCGCAGAATTATCATATCTAGTTATTGAACGAAAAATGGTGTATATTGCACCTAGATATATCTAACGGAGAAATCCATGTCCTTTACAAACACATACGAAAACCACGTTATGAAATATGTGTTCACTGGTGATGCAGTGACACGTCCGACTGCGTGGTATATCGCCCTGTTCACATCTGATCCCACTGATACTGGCGCGGCTGGTACAGAAGTATCGACAGGCACAGGCTATGCACGCACAGCGGCTACTTTCTCAGTGACAAACGACACTGCGACAAACACAGCGGCTGTTGAGTTTCCCGCAGCATCTGGCGGCAACTGGGGTACAATCTCGCACATCGGCGTTATGACTGCATCAACTGCGGGTGACATGATTGTTCACTCAGCTTTGGATGTAGCCAAGGCAATCAATGATGGTGACGTGTTCCGCATTCCAACTGGTGATCTGGATATTACGCTAGACTAATGGCTGTTTACCGCGCATATTACGGCGATGCTTTATATGGTCAGGATACCTTTGGTCTTTCTGGCTCTATAACTGATGGCGCAACCATCATCATCCCTAATGCGGTAACAACAGTAAGCGCGGTAAAGGCACGCAGCGGTTCTGCTACAGCAACGCCTTCTGTGAGCGTCACAGCTAACGCCCAGCGCATACAT